CGGAACAGGAGGCGAGATTAGCCCAGGGTGATCCAACTGTTTTTGATTCCGTGTTTGAATGGTATACGTCTGGGCCAAGGCAGCGTTTACAACCAGGGGGAAGGATAGTAATTGTGATGACCCGTTGGTCGGATAAAGATTTGACGGGAAAGATATTAAGAAATGCGGCGGGGGAGGATTGGGAGGTAATTGAGTTACCTGCGATTATGCCGTCAGGTAATCCGCTATGGCCTGAGTTTTGGCCGCTCAAAGAATTGATGTCGGTCAAGGAAGAGATTGGTGTTTATAAATGGAACGCCCAGTATCAGCAGCAGCCGACTGGTGAAGAGGGTGCGATTATTAAGCGGGAGTCGTGGAAGAGATGGAAGAGTGAGATGCCGCCTCCTTGTGATTTTATTATTCAGAGTTGGGATACGGCGTTTACAAAATCTGAGCGGGCGGACTATTCTGCGTGTACGACTTGGGGTGTGTTTAGTTTAAATGAAGATCCGACCGATAAGCATATTATTCTCCTTGATGCGTATAGAGATAAATTGGAATTTCCTGCACTAAAGAAAGCGGCGCTAGAGGGATATAAAGAATGGCAACCTGATGCGTTTATTGTTGAGGCTAAAGCGGCTGGTGCGCCACTGGTGTTTGAATTAAGGTCTATGGGAATACCTGTATCGGAGTACACTCCTACTCGTGGCAATGATAAATTTGTACGTTTAAATAGCGTGGCTGATTTATTTAATTCAGGAAAAGTGTGGGCGCCTGATAAGAGATGGGCTGATGATTTGATTGAAGAGATGGCACGGTTTCCAAATGCGGAACATGATGACTATGTAGATAGCTCAAGTCAGGCGTTGATCAGGTTTAGGCAGGGTGGGTTCTTAAGACTTCCAAGCGATGAGGAAGATGAACCTAAATATTTCAGACGCAAGAAAGCGTATTACTAGGAGTGAATATGAAGCGTAGAAGTTTTTTACAGACAATTGGTGCGGGCGCAATCACACTGGCTGCGCCAGTTGTTTATTCTGAATGGAGCGGCCCTACTTGCGCAAGAAGTTTGACTGAATGGATGGAGTCAAAATTTTATTGTGTCATGGGTGAACCCACGGCATTTATGGACTTGCCAAGGCATGATGCAAATAAGTTTTTTACAGATGCTTCATTGAAGGCTTTAGATTCTGCTGGAGATGCGCAGGTAATTAGAATTTCATACGACACCTTGGCTTATGCGGTAGAAGGATATACAGCCAAAGAAGCCGAAGCAATGCTGGCAAAAAATTTCTATGAAGGTTTTAAAGAGCTAGATGAAAACGATAGAAAACAAATCGTATGGAGAGTTAAACCTCAATTTGCATCCGACTACGTTCGTGAATGGGGAGATACATATTTAACTTCTGAGCAATTGGAAGATAGATCTTATAGCGACATAAAAACAGATAATTTGGAAATACCAGAAGGTGTTCAATATGATTTCAACACTAACAGTTATAAGTATGTAAAAAAATCTTATTATCTTCACAAGATGAGAATGAGATTGGCTATGCCAGAAGTAAATTTTGAAAAAATAAACGCTTATAAATTAGAGGGCGAGCAGCCTACAAGGATTTAATATGTTAGATAAAGCATTGTATTCAAATGTACCTCAACTCAATACGGTTGAGCCTGATATAGAAATTGAAGTAGAAGATCCAGAAGATGTGAAGGTTGGCATTGGTGGAATTGAAATTGATCTAATGCCACACCATGAACTGTCGAATGACTTTGATGCAAACTTGGCTGAAGAGATGGATGAGGGTGAACTCCAATCTTTGGCGGGCAAGTTGATAGAAGAAGTGGATGAGGATGTCCATTCCCGCAAGGACTGGGCTGAAACATATGTCAAAGGTCTTGAAGTATTGGGGATGAAATATGAAGAAAGAACGGAACCTTGGAACGGCGCTTGTGGTGTATTTAGCACGGTGCTCACAGAAGCTGCCATTCGTTTCCAAGCAGAAACGATTACTGAAACGTTTCCTGCGGCTGGCCCAGTAAAGACGGAAATTATGGGGGCGATAGATCGCCTCAAGATGGAAGCGTCCATGCGGGTTCAAAACCACATGAACTATTATCTGGTAGAGAAGATGCCAGAGTATCGACCAGAGCATGAAAGGCTTTTGCTTAATCTAGGATTGATTGGATCTGCGTTTAAGAAAGTTTATCCAGACTTAAATTTGGGTAGACCTGTATCTATGTATGTAGGCGCAGAAGATTTGATCATGCCGTATGGGTCAAGTGGGGTGATGCACTGCGAGCGGGTCACTCATTTGATGAGAAAGACCAAAAACGAAATCCATAAACTACAAGTTGCTGGGTTTTACAGGGATATAGAGCTGGGTGAACCCATGCATATACCCACGGATATCGAAAAGAAGAAGGCGGATGAGTCTGGATACTCTATAACGGATGACGATAGATACCACTTGGCTGAAATTCATGTGGATTGTGTCATGCCAGGGGATGAGGATGAGGATGAAATACCAAAACCTTATGTGATTACGATAGAAAGAGGGTCAAGAAAGGTACTTTCTATCCGTAGAAACTGGGAAAAGGGCGATAAAAAGTTCCTTAAGCGTCAGCATTTCATCCAATATACCTACATTCCTGGGTTTGGAGCGTACGGATTTGGTTTAATTCACCTGATTGGTGGTTATGCCAGGGCTGGAACGATGATTATTCGCCAATTGGTGGACGCAGGATCACTTGCTAACTTACCTGGCGGTCTAAAAGCCAGAGGTTTGCGTGTAAAAGGGGACGATACACCAATTGCACCAGGGGAATTTAGGGATGTAGACGTTCCTGGCGGGTCAATCAAAGACAACATCATGACTTTGCCGTACAAAGAGCCAAGTCAAGTGTTGGCTTCGCTACTTGCTACGATTACTGACGAGGCAAGGAAGCTTGGATCAATTGCTGACATGAATATCAGCGATATGTCAGCCAATGCTCCAGTAGGAACTACGCTTGCTCTCTTAGAGAGACAGCTTAAGACCATGAGTGCGGTACAAGCCAGGGTTCATTACTCTATGAAGCAGGAATTCAAACTGCTCAAGCCAATGATCCGTGACTTTGCACCAGAAGATTATGAATATGATCCAGAGAAGGCGGATAAAAGCGCAAAGCAAAGCGATTATGATTTGGTTGAAGTCATACCCGTCAGTGATCCTAACAGTTCTACGATGGCGCAAAGGCTTATGCAGTACCAAGCTGCAATGCAGATGGCACAGCAAGCGCCCCAAATTTATAATCTTCCCAAGTTACATAGACAGATGTTAGATGTAATTGGAATACCGAACGCCGAGGACATTGTTCCAACTGAAGACGATCAAAAACCAAGAGATCCAATCTCAGAGAACATGGCTTTCTTAAAAGGAAAACCTACCAAAGCGTTTATGTATCAAGATCACGATGCGCATATTGCGGTTCACCAAGCGATGATGCAAGATCCTTTGCTTCAGGCGCAGGTTGGTCAAAGTCCTATGGGACAACAGATGCAGTCCGCAATCATGGCGCATATATCTGAACACTTGGCTTTCCAATATAGGAATAAGATTCAACAACAACTTGGTGCTATGTTGCCAGAGCCAGATGTTGATATGCCTAAAGAGTTGGAAGTGCAGATATCTCAGCTCACTGCACAAGCGGCGCAACAGGTTCTTGCACAAAGCAAAGGACAGGCGGCACAACAACAAGCAGCCCAACAAGCTCAAGATCCTTTGGTACAAATGCAACAGAAAGAATTGCAGATTGCACAAATGGATGCACAGACCAGAGCGCAAAAAGTCCAGGGTGATTTACAAATCAAACAGGCTGAGTTGCAGATTAAAGCACAACAAGCACAACAAAAAGCTGGGCCTAATCCTGCGATTGAAGAGCACGCAAAGATTGCTGAGACACAACAAAATCTTCAGACTGCGGCGCAACAACATGAGCAAAGCTTAACTCAGCAAGAGCAACAGCATCAACTTAACTTAAGGATGTTGCAGCAAAAACATGAGCAGAGTTTGGCTGAGCAACAACAGATGGCTCGCATGAGAGCGTCTCAAGAAATGCAGCGTATGCAAATTGCGGCAGATTCCGCCAAGCAGATGGATGAGATTCGTAAACGTCAAGCAGAGCAACAGGCTAAACAACCTAAGAAGCCTGAACCAAAGAAAGGTGAATGATGGAAGCAAAAATACTTGAACATCTATTGGTAAAGATCAAGCAGATTGAAGACCAATATGCAGTTGCATTGTCTGGCAAAAGTGCCAGGGACTATGCCGAGTATTCTGAAATGTGTGGTGTTTTCAAGGGCTTGTCCCTTTGCAAAGGCGAGATAGACACCATGATGAGACGTTTCAAAGAAGACGAAGACAACGAATAACGAAGTGAACCGATATGGCGGGGGCGTATCGGTAAGCTATTTTGTAGCCCCCTGCGGAGGAAAATTATGGACTTTAATGTTCAAGCCGTAGACTTGTCTGGCATTCTTAATAAGAAAGCGGAGGACAAAGCTACTCAACTTCCCGAACCTAAAACGTTTCATTTGCTGACGGTATTGCCTGAAGTGGATGAGAAGTTTGAAGGAGAAGGAGAGTTAGTTAAATCATCACAGACCATGCACTTTGAAGAGGTACTGACACCAGTATTATTCGTAGTGAAGATGGGGCCTGATGCATACAAAGATGCAACCAGATTCCCATCTGGGCCATCATGCAAAGTCGGTGACTTTGTTATTGTCCGTCCCAATACTGGTACACGGATCAAGATACACGGCAAAGAATTTCGCTTGATCAAAGACGATCAAGTTGAGGCTACCGTGCAAGACCCCCGTGGTATTCAAAGAGCAGCATAAGGAAAAACTATGTCAACAGAAAAAAGAACATTTCAATTTCCTGATGAGGTGGATAGCAAGGTCGAAGTGGAGGAGACTCCAGAACTTGAGATCATTGACGATACACCTGAACCAGATCGTGGTCGCAAGCCCGCAGACGAACCGCCCAAAGAATTTTCTGATGATGAGTTGGAAACATACAACGAATCAGTCAAGAAAAGAATTAAACATTTCACCAAGGGATATCACGATGAACGCCGTGCAAAAGAAGCGGCTTATCGTGAACGTGAGGAAGCTTTAAAGCTGGCTCAGTCCGTTGTTGAAGAAAACAAAAAGCTCAAAGGCTCCTTGAATCAAGGGCAGACTGCTCTCTTAGAACAGGCCAAAAAGGTTGTGGACAACGAGATCCAAACTGCCAAAAATAAGTACAAAGCTGCTTATGAGACGGGGGATGCAGAGGCTTTGGCTGAGGCACAAAGTGAACTAACTGCCGTTACGATTAAGGCAGAAAGGTTACATAATTTTAAGCCTACCCCTTTACAAGAGGAAAAGAATGAGGTACAAACGCAGGTAACGCAACCAGCGCAGCTAGACCGAAAGGCGGAGGCCTGGAAAGATAAGAATCCTTGGTTCGGCTCAGATCGGCGCATGACCAGTTATGCGCTTGCCATACACGAGGAACTCACGCAAGATGAGCGCTTAAATCCATCGAGCGAAGAGTATTACCGAAGAATTGATTCCGAAATGCGTACTAGGTTTCCAGATGCTTTTGATAGCGATACTGAAGTGGATGCATCTCCTCCACCCAAGAAGTCGATAGTAGCACCTGCGTCTAGGAGTACAGCGTCTAAAAAAATCGTACTAACCCAGAGTCAGGTAAATATCGCCAAGCGGCTTGGTGTCTCATTAGAGGACTATGCCCGTCAGGTTGCTAAAGAAAGAAAAGGAGCTTAATCATGTCAGAACAAAATCGTAAACCAAGAGAAGTAGAAACTCGTGCAGCTTTCCAACGTCCAGATGCATGGAGGCCACCTGAGCAGTTACCAATGCCTGATCCACGACCAGGTTGGGAACACAGGTACATCCGCATCAGTATGGTTGGTCAAGCAGATCCTAAGAATATTTCTATGAGACTTCGTGAAGGTTATGAGCCTTGCAAGTCTGAAGATTATCCTGAGTTAATGATGCATGAAGTTCAAGATGGACGATTTAAAGGTGGCATTGAAGTCGGTGGATTATTGCTTTGCAGAATCCCTGCTGAGTTTGTTAAGCAAGCGCAGGAATACTACGCTAACCAAAACAAAGCTCAAATGGAATCTGTTGACAATACTTTCATGCGCAATAGTGATCCAAGGATGCCTCTGTTTAAAGACAGACGTTCCGAGGTGACATTCGGTAAAAGTTAATTTTTTGGAGATTTAAATGGCATATCCAACAATTCCCGCACCATACGGGTTTAAGCCAGTAAGTCTTATTGGCGGTCAATTTTATGCAGCATCGACAAGACAATTGCCGATTCAGTATAACTTTGGAACCAATATTTACTTTGGCGATATGGTTGCAATTACCCGTGGCTATGTAACTCGTGTAACAATGACTACAGGCGCATCAGCAACAACTGGTGGAGCAGGTTACGGTCAAGTCGGTATCTTCGTGGGTTGTACATTCACAGATCCAGTATCTAAACAAAAACGTTTCAGTCAATATTGGCCCGCCAATACATTGGCTGGTGACGCATTTGCTTACGTTACTGATGATCCAGATGTCCTCTTTAAAGCAGTTGCTACCACAAGTACAACTAGCATTACAGTAGGTTCAATCTCTACACCTATGATTGGTTTGAACTTCTATGGTTCAGACTACTCAGGTTCTACAGCAGCGGTTGGTGGAAACATTAATACTGGCGATTCATATAACGGTATTGCCGTAACAAGCACACCATCATATGCAACAACCAGCACATTCCCATTCCGTTTGGTTGACCTAGTTCGTGATACAGCTACTGCTACAACTGCTACTTTAACAAGCGGCGGCGGCGGTACATCACTTGTTACCAGCGCATTACCAGTGGCTTTGCCTATTGGTACAGAAGTTGGTTACTTAGCAGCTAACGGTCAATACATTGGAACAGGTTCTTTTGTAGCTACCGCAGCAGCGGCTGGTGCAACTGCCGTTACTATTAACGCACAGGCAGCAACAGTTGTTTCTCCCGCAGGTACATCCTCTACAGGTATTACCATCCCAGCAAACAGTACATTAGTATTTACTCAGTACCCAGAAGGACTCTTTAAGATGAACTTTGGTTTGAATTCTTACTACAATGCTACTGGTACTCAAACCGCTTAATTAAGGAGCAATTAAATGGCTATTTCAAGAGCACAACTATTGAAGGAATTGCTTCCTGGATTAAACGCATTGTTTGGTTTAGAGTATGCAAGATACGGAGAAGAGCACAAAGAGATCTATGAAACAGAAACCTCTGAGCGTTCTTTTGAAGAGGAAACAAAACTGTCTGGTTTCTCAGCAGCACCAGTCAAGGCCGAGGGCACAGCCATCAGCTACGACAATGCGCAAGAGGCATGGACAACTCGCTATAACCACGAGACTATTGCTCTTGGATTCGCAATCACCGAAGAGGCGATTGAGGATAACTTGTACGACAGCTTGTCTGCTCGCTACACCAAGGGTCTTGCCCGTGCTATGGCATACACAAAGCAGGTAAAAGCT